CCAACGTGTATTGGTAATCCAGTTTTGTGTCTCAATATATTCACATATTTCCAGAAATACGCCTTTCTCGCAAATTGTCTCTGTGGTGCATTTGCTATGATTGAGTTCATACTCTCTATATACTATAATTATTTTTTATATCATTACAATAGGTTTATGTTTAGGTAGTTTATCAAATGTATGAAAAAAAAATAATTATGCTTACTTAGCTTTCTGCTAAGAGCTTTTTCTTGCAGCTAGTGTGTTTTCCTAGGAACCAGTTATCTCTAAATGTTTTTCCGCATATTTCGCACGCGTATGTTTTCTTATCGCTACGTTCTTTTTGTTTCTTTCTTGGTTCACCAGTTATCTTTTTAGTATTTAGGTGTCTATTATAATGGGTCTTACTTTGCCAAGTCTTATTACAGCAAGAGCATGTATAGTCCTTCATACATATGAAGTACCTTATCTTTAGGTAGTTTTATTCACTATCAAAATTCATCTCAGAATCGGATGATGACTCTATTTTTACTCCATCACTTGTATATCCTTTTTTATAGATATTTAACTTTAACTCTTGAGCATACATAGCATGAGTCGTAAAGTTATCTAAACAATGCTTTTTGAAGCTAGCTTTGCCCACAAACTCTTTATTGCATAGTTCACAATTCCATTTTTTTGGTGGCTTATATGCCGTGTTAGATACTCTTATTTTATATTTCTTTCTTGGTTCGCCAGTATTCTTTTTTGTATTCATATGAATATTATAATGAGCTTTACTTGACCAAGTTTTATCACAGCAGGAGCATGTGTACTTTTTCATTTACTATAATATGTTATAGTTTTTTGAATGTACTTACAATCGAATTCTCCATGAAATGCTCATCAAGTGCTTTATAGACATCTTCAAATTTCTTGATAAATTCCTGTCTGTAAACCCATGCAGCATATTTCTCGTCGAACTGTAGGATATCCTTGATGAACTTTCCTTTATACTTTCCCCAGGTCATAACAACTTCTTTTTTTGGCTTCTGCTGCTTAATATATTTTTGCAATTTGGCCTTTTTCTTTTCTAAGAGTGATTCGTCATCACTTTCATCACTATGAGTAGACATGATCGATGGTATATATAAGGTAAATAAAAAAATTAATTAAGAAACACTTTTGCAAATTATCTTCTGATAGCTTCTCCAGTTCGCATATCAAGGGTAAGTCTTTTCTCATATACAACAAAGCAGATGAAGTCAAGAGATACTCCAGAAACATTTTTACCTTGAACAAGTACCGATTTAGGTACATTGTCTTCTTCAGGAAGTCTTCTAGATAAGTCAGCAACGAAATATGAATAGGCATTCTCCCATTCATATTGTCCAACTAATCCAGAAGTTATACCAGTTGAAGCTCCACCATTGATTGCATTGATTGCAGACATTTCTTGGATGAAGTTCTCAAACGTGTAGTCGAGCGACCTCTGGAAAATATTCTTTCCACCAACTTGTACGTTAAATTGAGTAATCTGCGCAAGTGGTCTAGTCGTGGCAGGCGCGGTATCAAATGGACTCTGATAAGTTGGAATAGATACGTTAGCAAATACACCAGCTCCAGCAGCTCCAGGAGTTGCATAGGGAATTACAACAACATACTTAAGTCCTTCTTGTCCATTAGTTAGAAGTTGATTAAAGGTCCCATTATTAGCGATTCCAGTGAAATTATATTGATAAACATCGTTGTAGGCAAATTCCTTACCAGATGGAAATGTGTTGTAGATTTGAGCTTCATATACAGGATTAAGAATATATGATGGTACATACAACCTACATTGAGTAAATGGAAGATTAACTTGATTTGCAGGACCAAGAGAATTTGATGCCCCGACAGCACAAGCAATTCTCATAGGTGTGTTTGCAGCAACAGCCACAGATGCTCCAGAATTATTGGCAGCTCCATTTCCAATAAGTATTGGATTAGTGTTTCCAGATAATTGAGTATGACCATTTGCAGCAATAACGAAAGAGTTATTGGCAAGAGTAATAATTTCACTTACAGAATTGTAATTGATTGTAATGCGCATAAATCCTCCCTTAATAAGTGGAATTTTGTCAAAGAAATCAGCAATATCTTTTAGACGAATCGTGCACACAACAGACCAAGTTGAAAATCCCACTCCGGCTCCTGAATTACTATAACTATTCTTGCCAGTTGCAGTGGTTCCAGCAGCTGTAATACCACCATATCCAGCTAGATCAAAAGCTGTAGTTTGTCTTCTTCTCTGTAAAAAGCCATCATTATAATTTTCTGGAGCTGTAAAGGTAGCTAAAGTGGTCAGATCTCTATTATTTGAATATCCATCTCCACCAGCAGCAGCTACGTGGTCAGCATATGTCATTGAACCAGCTGAATCGGGACTAAATCCAATTGATGGACCCCATTTCTTCACGTCGTCAGCCGAAAAACTTGTCATCATCTTAAAATGCGCATGAATGTTAGTAAAGGAAGTTTGCTGAACAACTGTTTGATTAGAATATTCAACTTTCATTGAATCAATGATTTGGTAATATCCATTTTTTAATCCAGCTGTAAATGCAGTTGCTATATTGGCATTGCCCACAAGGAAACCAAGGGAAAATGTAAATGGAATCTCAATATAAGCATCAGACTAAGCGAGCCATCTTCCATTTCTGCCTAAAGAACTAGTATCAATTTGAATTTGTCCTGAATATGAGCCTCCATTCTGGTCTTGAACGTATAAGACTTCCTTTTCAATGATTGGGTCAATATCAGGTTGAGGAGCCACTGCATACTTATAAAGAAAGTTATCCATTATTTTTCTGCCTTATTTTCTAAGAGAATAATCTCAAAAAGTGCGAGTATATATCATCACGAAAAAAAATATTTAATACGAAATTAATTAACCACCGATGCGTATATCCAATTTGCAAAGCGAACAATTCTCAAAAATCAATATATCGACTTGAGTTCTTTTTTGTAGGTGTCTTGGGCAAATTGGATATATGTATTGATTTCAGTGACTGTTTTAGTCTATCCAGATTTGATCCATATGTTTCCTCATCTTTAATTTCTGGATGGTGAGTATAGTGATGAGCTTTAAGCATTCCACCTATTTTTTGTCCATTATGAACGATTTTATGCTTACTTCCATGATGCATTTTTCCAGTTTTTAAGCCATCAATTTGAGTTATTCCTGGCATGTTCTTTTCGAGAGATACAACTTCTAGTACGTTTGCAAATAAGTGGTAAAAGAACAGGGTATATAGATACGAAATATTGTTACGAAAAAAATTAATTATAGTCCAAGACACAGTTAACTCTTAATAAGCAACTGAACGACGATATTTGTATCATTGAGAATGACATTGTCGAAATTTTGATCTAAAAATTGAATATCGAAAAACGAATAAGATCCATCAGCTATATCGACCCAACTTGGAAATGCCGGTTGCGATTGAATGATAGAACCAAACGTGGTTCCAGCTGGTGAAAAACTATAGAGTACTGTATTTGGATTCGAATATTTATTTGATAGAAGAGTGCAAGCCAAGATTAATGATTGTATTGGCGTTACTTGTGGCGTAGATGTACTTAATACGCTATAATTAGTTGCCTGAAAAGCAGCAGGATATGTTCCAGCAGCAAATCCAATGAGAAGAGTAAAATTAGTACTTGGGACTATTAATTGAGGAGTTGATGCTACGACAGGAAAAGTAATAGCTCCTGGATTTGTATATCCAGCTGGAAGTGACGTAGGAACTGGATAGCTATTGAACTGAATAGCATAATAATTTGCATTAGTTATAAATTCTAAGTAATAAACATAGTTCCCTGTGCTATCCACGAGATAGAGTCCATTAGTTATGCAATATTGCTGCAAATATGAATTCAATGCAGCAATATCATAGAATCCGTTAGGAATTGTAACATTATAAGTAGTTGAACCTGCAAATGTTGGCCACACAAAACTAAATGTATTGTTGTTATTCGCAATCGTGATATTGAACCAAGAATAATACATGCTAACATTTCCTACTGCAACCTTTGAATTTCTAAATTTAACACTCCCCTGTGGAAATGTATATCTATATGAGTTGTTAAAACTATTTGCAGTTAGACATGTACTATTTATGATCAATGGATAAACTGCTGATTTAAATTCTTCTTCGGACATTGTGAAGCCTCTTTGAGAATGATATATTAATATGCTTATATTTTTCTTTCATCTAAAAGTGTTTCAAGAAAAAGCATCCAGAAATAACTGATATTTTTTTTTCACTGACCTTATCTTTGGATTTATCATATGCACAAAGAAACTGATGCAGTATTGTCCACAATATCCTGAATTAATGTTCTGTATATGTTTTTGTGAAACATAAGTTAATCCTCCGCGATGAACATATCTACGCATAAAGGCTATTACGTCTAGTGGAGGATCAATTCCAAATGAATCGAAATAACAAGCTACCTTACTCCCATTCTCTTTATCTAGCCACAACGCTACCCAATGCGTTCCAGATCCTTCTGTGCTATCTTGCATGTTAATAATGTATGCGCCTTTGCGTGGAATTGTTCTATCAAGAATGTCTTTATTGCATATTGAATTTAATGGTATATGATATCTACTTGCTAGTCTGGCAAGCTGATCGCCTGTGGTCCTTGAGGAGTTCATCTCTGTTCCTTCGTCGCTAAAAGCTCCAAAAGATACTATTCTCGAAGAGATACTATTGTCTATAGATTAGATAGAGACACTTTTTAAGAAAAAGTGTATGTTTTTGCTCAATTGTTTACAAAGTAAACGGTGGTAATTATGCGGGTCTAAAGCTACCAGAACCAGGTTTTTTACCTCTAGCTGGTTGTTTTCTCTTTGGTTGAACACCAACACCCCAATTTACCAAATTTGGAATTGGTTGTGGCCAAACGTATGCACCATCGACAACATGACCTTGCATCATACTTGGATGCATAGGCATCTGTGCCTTAGACTTTCTTCCCCTTTTTGGTTCGATTCCAAAAGCACCAGTTTTTTCACCTACAAAGTCAGCTCCTTTATGAGCAACATCTCTAGCTGGAGCTGGTACAAAAGTATCAATGCCTTGATTTACAAGATTTTTAGCGACTGGCCTCACTGTTTGCTGATAAAATGGCGTGTCAATAATCTTATCTTTAATGAACTTACCCGCATTCTTAAGCTTTTCCCAGAACTCCTTTAGTCCTTCTCCTGAAGCTTCCATTTCATGCGGCGTCATGCAAATTCTAACTCCTTTCTGCTTTGCCATCGCGCAGTGAATTTTTTTTGCTGTGGCGGGATGGACCATTACGTGGTGCTTCTTCGCAATACCACCACCAATTTGCTGATGAGATAGCTGGATCTGTTGACCTCTCATCAGCTTATCAAATTGGGGTTTACTTAGAGTTACTGAAACTTGATGATACATATTCTTTTTAACTTCGGATAGTGTCGAAAGTGCTACTTATATCTCTGCAAAAAAATATATCTAAAATAATAATTAAATGCGCAAAATCTAACTACTTTTTCTATCCCTAAATTGTCATGCATAGCTGATATATCAGCTTATTTGATTCGGTTTTGCTAATTATCTTATCATTTTGCATCTTTATTACTAGTAATTTTAGTTCTTTGACAAGATTCGGATTATCATTGCCAGCGAGTAATTCGCCTTTTAGGATGTTAAATCGCTTAATAATCTCATCTCTATCCTTATCTGAGTATTTCTTATGTCTGTATATTTTTACGTTATCTTTTTTGTCTAATTTACACAAAGTAATCAGATCATCAAATAACTTCTTTTCGGTATCATCGAGGCCTGTATAGTCTTCTTCAACGAATCGGTCCTCATAAATAAGATCATTGATAATTCGTCTAAATCGACTACTAATCATTACTTTTGGAAAGTGTGGAATTGCAGCACCCGATGGATACCGCACATATAGAAAGCCTTTCTTAAGTGAGTTCAATGATAGAGAATAATTACCAAAGTTCTTCTGATTTGGAACTAACGACTCACGTTTTGGTACATGCTCATCGATTTTTAATTTGGGCTCTTGTTCGGATGGGCCACAATTCTCAAGTCCAGCTCCATATATTGCGAAGTGATTAAATGGGGTTTTTGTTTTTTGTTCAACTTGTTGCTTCGTAACTGTTCGCATTCCTGTACCAGCTAGGGCGGCTGGTAGTTTCACTGTTGTTGGATCTCCAGTCCATTCAATAAAGGGAAATAAAGCACCTGGATGCCTTATACTAAGTATGTACCAGCACTTTTTTGACTCAAATGGTCCATAATTTTTTGTTCCATATATTTCCCACACGCCAGAACGTCCTGCTCTTATTTGTTTTCTTTCGTTCTTTCCTGTTTTCCTGGGTATAGTAATAACATCTCCGGATACTGGTGGTCTTCCGAATTTATCTGCCATCGCCGCGTCAAATTCTGCATCGAGAGCTTTATTGTCCATTCCCGCTAGGTCTACGGCATCACTAAATATAGTTTTTCCTACTAATGTAGCAGAAGCTGCGGATGCCGCCGTAGCAGTATTCGTTGTGATGACATCAAGTTTTTTATCTAAATCTGCTAACTCAGCGGTATATTCTCCAGGTTCAGTCGTAATAGCAATACCCGTATTTCCTGTTGCGATAAGTTTATTTTTATATCTATCCCACAGAGTCTCGAAATAAGTTGGCGTAATATCCGATTGACCAGCGATTTCTTTAAGGAATATTGATGAATATCTATTGAACTCATTAATTTCATCACCAGTTGCTAGCAAATCTAAGCTTCTCAATGCATCTGGTTCTTTCATTACTGTTTTTAGTGACGTAAGTGCTTTTTGTCGTTGTAAACTTGTGTCTCTTAGCTCTTCTTCGGCGGTTAGAGTTGGCTTAGAAACAGGTGGAATATTAAATTTTTGTCTCATGATGTAGTCATTATTAGCGCGGCTATTTCCTTCGTTTAGACTTGCTCTTAGATTCAGTAAAGCATCTGCATCCTGGATCAATTTGTTGCCTTCGGCTTTGTCTCTATAGCCCACGATGTCTACAGTCACTGACATGAGTTCTCCTGTAAAAGTACTTTATACCTTGCGAAATACAATATTTTTTGAAAATATTATTAAAATAACAAATAGGTGGTGCGTTATAGAAATTTCAAGAATCCTTCCCTGAATCTTCTCTCATCTGGTGTGTTTGGACTAACATCTATAAGAAGGAATGAATTGGGTACGGATACAGCATATGAGTACATTTTTCCCAATATTGTTTTATCGATGCCGAGTGAGAATTCACTTAAGATTAAATTCAAATCTCTTCGTTCCCCTAATTTCTTTAAGATTATGTAATTACACTGAGCTCTTATCATCTTTGGTGTTCTAAAATAACTTTGAGTGAGATAACAACAAGAGACTCCACCACCTACCTTTCTTGCCCTAATGAAATACTGCTCGATCTTTCTTTGATCTTTTTCAAGAACTAAATCATCAAAAACTACTAGAGATTGTCCCCTATCCTTAAACTCGTCTAAATCTGGAATATTGTCTACTCCTTCATAAAAAGAAACAGCGTCTCCGACCTTCTGCTCTAAATATTGATATAGGGGCTCTTCCTTCGATTTACAACAGATTGCTATATGATTAAAAGTGCCTTTCATTCTATGAATAATTTCCATTAAAGCACTCGTTTTTCCAGCTCCGCTACCACCTACAATGAGCATACGAAAAGGTATGTTGATCAAATGTTTCTTGTACGCTGGATTATGATACTTTTTGGTCAAACTTTTTGGTAGTAGATCATAGAAATTAGTAATTCTATTGTCCATCTTGTTCTTACCGCTAAGAGCTCCAAAGGATACTATTCTCGAAGAGAACCAAAAAGATTATTTGTAGTTGTTATCTCACTTAACGTATATTATAACCAAAAAAGAATATTTTAATCTCTTCAAGAATAGTATCTCTATCTAATCTATAGACAATATTTTTGGTTCTTTTGGAGCGCAGAAAGCGACGAAGGAGCTTTCAGCGGTAAAAGAACAGCGGTAAAAGAACAGAGATGAGTGCATATCCACCTCCACAAGAATTCAATCCAATTTATAATGAATCAGAATATGCCACTTCAAGCAATGCACTTACTCAAGCAGATGGAGATTTGCGATACTTAAAGCTTACTGGTGGCGTAGAATCAGGTCTTGTTACGTTTTCATCTGGTTTGCAAACGGCAAATATCTATAATGCCGGTAATACTTTTTCAGTGCCAAGTTCATCAGGTCAGCTTGCACTCGTAAGTCAAATACCATCAAGTGCTGGTTTTGTTGATACAACAACTAATCAAACAATAAATGGAATAAAAACATTCTCAACTAATCCAGTTATTTCAGCTATTTCTAATTCTGGGTTTAATCTATCTATACCTACTATAACAGGAAATGATACAATTGCATCTCTAGGATTAACTCAAACCTTTTCTGCTACTAAAAACTTTACTGCTGGGACTGGGATAGCTACATCAGGAGTTTATCCACGAACAAGTGCTTCTAATCAACAATCTTCAACTTTTACAACACCTTCAATACAAATTGGAGGAAGCACGAATGATGGATTATATTCATCTGGAACTGATATTATTGATATTGGCTGTAATGGAACAAATTATATTTCGTTGCAACCTCAAGGAATTTATAGATTTGTTGGAGGAACAGTTGACCCTGCTATTGTCTTTAATCAAAGAATTCAAGTTTTAAATGGAGCTTCTGGAGCTACATCACCTGCTATTCAAATTGATAATCCAAATTAAGGATTCTACAGAGTTAA